TGGTAAAAATACATGGGTTTATCAGTCAAAAAAAGTTTCTCATCAACGCAGAGCAAACTGACTTTGGGTACGGTACCAGATGCGTTGTTGCAGAAAGGCACATGACCAACATAGAGCGATTTCATGAGGCAATCAGCCATGCGAAACTATCGTAAAGAATATGACAACTACCAAGGAACAGAGGAACAAAAGAAGAACCGAGCCGAACGCAACAAGGCTAGAAGGCAGGCAAAGGCTAAAGGTTTAAACGTACAGGGCAAGGACGTAGCTCATGTCAAAGCCCTATCTAAGGGTGGTTCAAACAAAGACGGGGTGAAGTTACAACCTCCGTCTACCAACAGAAGCTTTAAACGAAACAAAGATGGCAGCATGAAATGAGTGCTGACCTCATTGCCCAGTTTCATTTTGACCAAACCGCAAGGGTGGTCTGCCCGTTCTGCACACCTGAACGGCGTAAACAAAAATCAAAAGACATGACATTGACCCGCAAGCCAGATGGTGCGGTGGTTTACTTCTGCCATCACTGTCTGGAGAACGGTTCAGTCCAACCACAAAAACAGGAGATAACCTTGTCTGCCGTTCCATCCAAAGTAATAACAAGCAACAAGCTTGAAGAGCGTCACTATGCCTACCTTCAGTCGCGAGGCATATCCAAAGCCACAGCAGATAAGATGGGGTTGTTCGCAGCAGACAAATGGTTTGCCCGTTTAGACAAGAAGTCCGATGCCATTGGATTCCCTTACTACCGGGATGGTGCATTGGTAGCTGCCAAGTATCGATCCTTCCCAGAGAAAGACTTCACCCAAGATTCAGGCGGGGCACATGACTTCTTTGCTTTAGACAAGGTGGAGAAGGGTAAGCCATTGATTATTGTCGAGGGAGAGATAGACTGCCTGACCCTGATCGAAGCCGGGATAGAGAACGTGGTGTCAGTCCCATCAGGTGCGCCCATCAAGGTGGCAGATGGAAAGGTTCTTCCCAGTGAAGACAAAAGATTCAGTTATGTATGGAATGCCAGAGAGATCATTGACGCAGCACCGTACATCGTTCTAGCCACAGACCAAGATGCCCCCGGTCAAGCACTGGCAGAAGAACTAGCCAGAAGAATTGGCAAAGAGAAATGCAGAGTAGCCAAGTTCAACAAGAAAGATTTGAATGAGGTCTTTCTTTCAGACGATGACCCGACTCGGACTCCCGGAGAGATCATCGCAGACATCATCGCAGACGCGCATCCCTACCCCATCGCCGGACTCACCGACCCATCTGCCTATGCTGATCGTTTAAACGACCTATACGCGAAGGGAACAGGCAAGGGGTTCAGCACCGGGTACAGCTCAGTCGATACGATTTACACGGTAGCACCCGGTCAGCTAACTGTCGTCACAGGTTATCCATCCTCAGGCAAATCCAATTTTGTCGATCAATTGATGGTCAATCTGGCTCGAACGCATGATTGGAAGTTCGCCATCTGTTCATTCGAGAATCAACCTGAGATCCATATCAGCCGACTGATGGAGATCTATACCAAGAAAAGGTTCTTTGATGGCAGAGGAAGAATGTCTGAAGCCGAAAGGGATGAAGCGTTTAAATTCGTATCAGACCATTTCCTGTTTATCGATAACAACGGTGAAGAACCCAGCACCTTGGAGTCCATCCTAGAGCGTGCCCGCATTGGAGTTAAACGCATGGGCATACGCGGGCTGGTCATTGACCCGTACAACTACATCGATTTAAACAAGACCAACAGCACAGAGACAGAAGCCATCTCAAACATGCTGACCAGAGTTCAACGATTCTGTAAAGCCCACGACGTACATACATGGTTTGTCGCGCACCCATCCAAGATCAATCGTTCAGGGGTAGAACAGCCCCGCCCGGATGGCATGGCAATATCAGGATCGATGGCATGGTGGGCAAAGGCAGACTGCGGCATCACAGTTCACAGGCTTGAAGAGTACGTCGAAATCGCTGTATGGAAATCCAGATACCGGTGGGTGGGGACACAAGGGGAAACGACCCTTCTCTACAACAAAGTGTCAGGGACGTACGAGGAACAGATAGATAAGTTTTGAGGGGATACGCATATTCCGCGCCCCTCTCGCGGTAAGAGGTTGCTGGTGGGGAATCGCCTTCAGATGCCCAACCCCATCCAGCCGTGTTCACAGTCACATATGCGAGGCTCGTTTAAACACGATATGATTATTGGGCATCTACTTGCTTCATAATCTTTTTGTGATCTGCGACCATTTTATTTCTCAAGTCTTCATTATTCAATATGTCAAACACCATGCGCGTCAAAAGTTCTACCCTTGAATAAAACAAATAAGCCGCAGCACTGGCACTCAGTGCCCATACCAATAAAAATACTTCAGCGATACTGAAAGTCATATCTTTCTCCCGTAAAAAACTGCTCGTCCAAGGTTCTCAAAACGACCCATCATTCTAGGTGGCTCGTCCATCCTGTATAAATCCCACGCCCCATGATCCCATCGGATGAACGGCTCACCTTTCTTGATGAACCGCTCATCGTTCTGCAAATCAATCAATACATCATGTTTGTATGCTTCCTTAAGAAAGCGCGGGTGCCTGTTGGTGATGGTCTTGATTCGTTTAAACATCAAAGCACCGCAAGGTATTTGCTCAACACCTTGAAGTCTTCCTCTGGTATCTCCCGGCTGCCATCATCGCAGACCAAAGTGCAGTCTGACCAATAGCCGCCATCGTTTTTATCCCAATCCGAATTACTGCAACCGCGCCAATCTCGTGCGACCCGCTTGCTGTACTTATCTGGGTTTCCACCAGTGGCAAACAAATACTTTGTGTCGTACTCCATGCCGCCGTTCACTTCAACAATTTTTCCAATGTAGTGTTTCATGGTCATTCTCCTTGTTTAAAAACTTCTTCTATCTTATAGGTGTCCTGCTCGTATTTTTCTTCTTCGCCGTCACATTCACAGGTGAACTGCTGGTGCGCTTTATATGATGCTTCTTCTTCATCGTCTGCAACAACTCGAATTGTTTTTGTAATGACTGCTTTTATTTGAACGTCAAATATCTTCATGATCCTTCTCCTGTTTAAACGTACATAAAATTATTTATGCGGGGCGGAAGATTTTTTACAGCGACCCGTCATAACGTAAGATTTAAACGTCATTGCATCGGGAGGTTCTTAACGTCCTCTGCGACAAACGACTCGATTTTGTAAACCATATCAGCCGCCCTCAAAAAATCAGCACGACTCATCTCTGAGTAAACCGCACCCAACGCGGCAAGCTTCATCAAAACGCTAAACACAATTGGTGTCGGCACCTCGCTTTCATTAATGATCTCCGAAATGTCATTGAACAGATCGATCACGTTTTCGCTCATGTTCTCCCCCTTCTAAACAACTATCATCAAGGCGGGTTTCCCCGCCCCCCTCATGCCGCCAGCCTGATCTGCTTAAAGCTTGCTGATGCCAGATCGGACAGATCATCAATGCGGATCGCATTAGGATAAACCCGGCTCACGTTCTCTT